CCATTTGTGAGGGCAACTCCGGTACATAGACATTTGAGAATAAGAAATTGTCTTTTGGTAAGCGTAATTTACCTCAGGTAATTCCTTATTCTGTATTTCCTTGAGTATTTGGGGCTTTTTCGCCATAAATTTTTTCTAGTTTTTCTAAATAAAGTATGGCATCCATAAGTTCCTCTTTCATGTGTTTAACAAAATCTTGAAATGATAAATCTTCCCTATCTAAATCGGTGCCATACTTTTTTTCACCAAACTCTGCTCGTGTAGTGAATTGTTCTATAACTGATTTTACAATACTATCCATTACTTAAACATTTTAGCTACATCATTAGGTTGGTAACCTGCTTTATATAAGATATCTTCTAAATCTTCATTGTCTAAAGTAATAACAGCATTAGCTGCTTCACGAGTAGAACATTCATAAATCTTAGCTAGAGCATCTACCAATTCAGTTGTTGGTTGTTTCATTTTTGATTTAATATATTTTAACCAAACATTTTGTTTTGGGAGCAATTCCTTGTATACTGTATAATATTTTTCTTTTTCAGTATAGGGAATTGTTTGAACATAATTTACCAACTCAATAAATGGTTGATTCATAGATAGAAAACGATTAATCATGTAAGGATTAAAGGACTCCTTCTCCTTATCGGAAAAGGAGTCCCAATCTCGTTTTTTACCTGTTAATTCTTTTAACCAATCAAATAAAGTCACGAGCTAATTGTTTCGTATTCACCACGAAGTTCAGGTGGAAGACCTTGTTCCAAAATTTTACCTGTTTCTGGGTCGTAGAATACGGGGATGGGGAGGATGGCATCTTCCGAACTGTTAGTGATAAAGCGAGAAACTTTACGAAGCAACACTCCTTGTTGCCAGATTGGGTTTCCACTTTCAGTGTTGATAGGAGTAGTTTTACTCACATCAATTTGGGGTTGTTGCATTTGCTGCATATCAGATTTCTTCATAATCTATTGGTTGAATTTCGTTACAAAAATAATATGTGTTTTCTTTTTTTAATACTGTGTCGCAATGCCAATAATGTTTTAGTATATTAGCATCTAGTTTATTAAATTCTCTTACCGTACGATACAATAAGAATTTTCTATCTCCAAATTCTATGATGTCTTTATAAAACAACTTTACCAGAGATTTCAAGTAATTTAGCAATACACGCAGCTATATTTATCTCCTTATCAATTCGAAAATTTGAATGGTACATGTATTCCTCAATAATAATAATTGCTTCTGCGGGTCGCGATGTATACTCGTCCATACGCTCATATAAACTTTTATATAGCGCTTCAAAATCTTGAACATTGGAATCCGCAATTACTTGCCTAATGTCTTTAAATGACTTTTTATTAGGCAATAATTCAATTACTTTATCAATGTAATTGGATGATACGAGTGTTTGCTTATCTAATTCTAACTTACCGTTTTTAGAATTCATTTGACATACGTTAATCATTTTACGTACATCAGGGTAGTATTGGTTAACGATGTCTCTTAAATCATGATCAGCATGTTGTATACTTTCATTAGAAAGAATATTGAACAAATGCTTTGCTACTTCACCTTTACTGGGGGGTACAATTTTAAGTACTTGACAACGTGATTGTAAAGGATCAATAATACGCTCTACATAATTACAAGTTAAAATAAACCTAGTGCTTTTAGAGAACGTTTCAATAACATTCCTGAGAGAAGCCTGTGCTTGAATAGTAAGAAAATCAGCTTCATCCAAAATGACCACTTTAAGTGGTTTAAATGACATAGTACTAGCAAATCCTGATACTTTGTCTCGAATTGTTTCAATGCCCCTTTCATCACTTGCGTTAATGTAAAGATAATCACAATTAAGATTATTAACAAGTAATTTTGCTAATGTAGTTTTTCCTGTGCCACTTGGACCATAAAAAATCATATTTTGGATATCATTAGATTCAAGGTATTTACTAATAGTATCCTTGAGATGTTCATTTCCAATGTAGTTTTTTAATACATTGGGTCTATACTTCTCGTTCCAAAGTGAGTTATTGATAACCGTCTCCATAAAAGTCAAATGTTTTAATTGGTTCTGGTTTAATTTCTACTTCTACTCTATCTACAGCATATAAAGCACTTCCAATAGGATCAAGATAAAATGCTTTATTAAACTTGGTTTTTTGAAAATATGCTTCTAAGGTTTCTGTGAGAGAAGGGTGGACGACCCCTAGGGGATCGTCCACCAACATCCAAGAATCGCCAGGCGGAACACGCTTGGCAATAAGTTGTTTGTGCTCTATTGTTTCGAATCCAGACATTATCTAAATTTAAAACATTCCAGGCATGCCTCCAACCTCTTCTTTGTTTTCTTGAGGTTTATTTACAATAGTACATTCTGTTAATAGAATAGTACCAGCAATTGAAGCAGCATTTTCAAGAGCACAACGTGTAACCTTGGTAGGATCTATAATTCCTGCTTTAAGGAAATCTTCATATCTACCAGTTTTAATATTATAACCTATATTAGGATTTTCAGCCGAGGTAGTACTGAATTCGATACGGTGGGAGTTTTCAATCCCTGCGTTTTTAAGGATTTGACTAAATGGTTTGCGAAGAGCACTATACATTATGTTACATCCTATCTTTTGATCATCATTATCAGTTTCACACTCAACATATTCGCTAGAACGAAGTAGTGCTACACCTCCACCAGGTACAATACCTTCTTCAATAGCGGCTTTAGTAGCTTGAAGTGCATCATCAACACGATCTTTCTTTTCACGCATTTCAGTTTCAGTATTTCCGCCAACGTGGATTACTGCTACACCACCTACCAATTTAGCAAGACGTTCTTGAAGTTTTTCAGTTTCAAATGGTGAAGTTGAGTTTTCAATTTGTGATTGAAGTTCAGAACACAAACGTCCGATTGCTTCTTCTTCACCAGCACCATCAACAATGGTAGTATTTTCTTTAGTAATTGTAACAGTACGACACTGACCCAACCAATTAAGGTCAAACTTATCAAGTTTCATACCTTTATCTTTATCAACAACTTGCCCACCAGTAAGAGTAGCCATGTCATTCATAAGCAAGGTGCGACGATCACCAAAATCAGGAGCTTTAACAGCACAAACATTTAAAATACCTCTCATTTTATTAACAATAAGAGTAGCAAGCGCTTCACCATCAATATCTTCAGCAACAATAAGAAGTGATTTACCTTGTGAAGATAAATTTTCCAAAAGTGGGAGCAAATCCTTAATTTGGGTAATACGACCATTATAAAATAAGATCATAGCATCCTTAAGGGTGCAACTCATTGTGTCATTATTAGTTACAAAATAAGGTGACTTATAACCACGATTAAATTGAAGACCTTCTACGGTTTCAAGATATGTTTCACCAGTACGTGATTCTTCAATAGTAACTACACCATCTCGTCCTACTTTTTCCATTGCTGTGGCAATCAATTCACCTACTTCTTCATCATTATTAGCTGAGATAGTAGCTACTTGACGAAGTTGGTCTTCACTTGAAATATCTTGAGAAAGGTTACGAAGGTAATCCACATGGGCTTTAACACATTTATCAATACCACGTTTAATTTCTACAATATTATTTCCTTTATCATTATAACGGAGACCAGCTTCTACTATTTCACGGGCTAATAGAGTTGAAGTAGTAGTACCATCACCTGCTTGTTCTGCAGTACGAATAGCTGCTTGTTTAAGCATTTGAGCCCCCATATTTTGTAATGGATCTTCTAGTTCAATAGCTTTAGCTACGGTTACACCATCTTTAGTACTTTGGGGTACACCATGTTCATTTTGAATTACAACATTACGTCCATTAGGGCCTAAAGTTGTTACTACAGCATCTGCTAATTGCTGTATTCCCGTAGCTAGATTTTTTCTAGCTTCATCTTTGTAATTAATAATCTTACTCATTTTTCAATAATTCCTAAAAGTTTATTTTCTTCAATCATCAAATATTCTTCTCCAGCATAATCTATTTTAGTAGCCCCCATTGATGGAAGGACAACTTCATCACCTACTTTTACAATAGTTTTAATAAAATTACCCATTACCGAATAATACCCAGGTCCTACAGATACTACTTCTCCACGAAGATTTTTTTCTTTGCCCATATCTGGGACAACAATATTACCGTAAGTGCTTTCGTCTTGTTCAATTTGTTTAACAATTACGGCATTAAATAATGCTTTTAATTTCATTGTAAAATAGTTTTTAATTCGTTTTTAATATTATTTAATTCTGTGATATACCCTTTAAGGGTATCATAAGACTGTTGGCGAACTTTGTGTTCAGCAATTCGTTCAAGTGCTTTACCTAGGGTACCAAAATGTCCAACACATGAATCATAAGGTTTACCACTATCAGGTACAATGGTTTTGTATACTGAGTAGTTTAGGTCGTCAATTTGAATGAAATACTGGCCAAGCGCCGGGTCTTTAATAAAGTCCATAACTGTTTGATTTTTTATTACGCGTAAATATACGAACGAATCTTTAGGGCACCAACCTTTGATTACTTAATTGTCAAAGTTTTTGGTTTTGCTTCGTTCGCAAGTGGGATTTGAATACAAAGCAGTCCGTTAATCATTTCGGCATTTGCTTTTGAAAGTTCAAATCTACGGGCTACTTTCCAGCCCAAGTTGAAACTACTTTTTCTTACCCCTGTGTGATAATAGCGCTTGTCATCAGTTGATTTTTGGTCTTCTCCTTTATTATAGGAGACTTTAAGGATGTCACCTTCGATACTAATATTTACATCCTTTTTATCTAAGCCTACACATGCAATTTCAAATGTTAGGCCGTTTTCATCTTCAAACACATCAATTGGATGTGTAACGCTTGTGCGTGATGGTTTATCAAAAATTGCTTCTTTGTCGAAAAAGTTCTTTACAAGAACATCTAGAGGTGAAGCAAACCTCGGATCAAAGAGATTTACGTGTGTCATTTTATTTTGTTTTGTGTCCCCTAAGGTGACGGTTTATAAAAAATATAACTTATTAGGTTGGTGCCCTAAAGTCTTACCGATAAATATTCGAAATTTTAGTCTCCTTCGTACTTTTCAGTACCGTAATCTTTAGCTATTTCTTTTCCAATCCCAGCTTCTCTTTTTTTAAACTTAGGATCTTCAATAGTAGCCATTCTTGACCACATTTGAGCATTAGGATCTAAAGTGATTTCAACATCACCCACCCTTGATAGGATGTAGTCTTTATAATCTTCTAAAGCAACATTGTCAATAATGCTTTGTTGGCTACCATCTCCTTTAGGAAGAGTAACAGCATCTCTGTACATAGGTCTTACTTCACTATCTACAAATTTTTGATACTTATTAGGAAAAGCATCTTTAAGTAGGTCAAATGTTAAATCTGAAATATTGACAATGTACTTGTTTCCTTCTTGTCTAACGCCTTCGTGTATCATAGCGCCAACAATAAATTTTCTCCATTTACTTTGATTCATATCAATAAATATTAGTAATCTGCTTTTCGTACAACAAAGTATGTTGTATCTATACCTTCATCTTCGGAGGTAAAGATAAGGCGAAGCAAACCATCATCCACAAAACTTAAATGACATTCATCTGACGTTTTGTTTGCATTAAAGATTTCTCTGAGCATTTCACTGTTGAATGGGATTTTATTATCTTCCCTAACATTTTCAGTGAATTTAGCATTTACGTGAAATTCTACTTTGTTTGAGAACTCCATTCGCTCACCAAACACAAACTGAAGTACTGGAGTATCAATAGAATCTCTAGTAGCATTTAAAGCAACAATTTCGTTCCCTTGGATAGCGGATGCTGCTCTAACAAATGTATGGAAATCTTCGTTTTCAAGTGTTGCTTGTACTTTCCATTCAATATCTTCATCTACTTCACCTACTTTTTGAATCATAAGTGGATCAGCAAGTGAATAATTAATAGATGATTTAGCATCTTGAATATTAAGCTTAGTAAGTACTTTATTGTGTCCTTCAGCATCAAGCATTAAATCACCTACCAACACATTTAACAATCTATTGAGTTGAGTTGTGTTAAAAATAGCAAGTTCACCGTTTGTTGATAGAGGAAAATTAGTACATGATAATCTACCAATCATATCCTTAGTAGGAGCCATAAAATCAACATGTAGTTTTCCGTCTTCAACTTTCCATTTAACGGATTCTACTTTACCTCCAAGATAATATTTAGAGATAATTGATTGAAGTGTATTTTTTGCTATCATTAGAAGCTAAAGAATTTATTAATATTTGGGTTCAAATTTAAAGTCCAACCTAAGTCACTGTAAAAGTTTTCTAATTTTGACTCAAGGATGGTTTCAAATGATTTTTTTCTATCGGCATAGTCGTTTAGGAATGTACGCATTTTATCTGGTAGATCAAAGCTAAGGAAACCAATTGCGTCTATTTTATAAGGGTTATCAATCAAATAAATCCACTTGATTTTATCACCTTGTACAATTTCACTGTGTCCTTTAATGTTCCAAAAACGAAGCAAATCATTATACACAATAGCTGCTTTAACGTTTGCGGGTGCCCCTTTTTTAATTTCAGTCATTACTTCACCTGCTCTAGGTTTACGTCCTATATATTCGTTTAGGGTTTTAACTGAAGTTGGGTTACCTAACAAAGTAATATCTAAGTCTTTAGACATAACTTTATTTCTAAACTCAAGAATTAAATCATCAATTTCCTTTTGTTTGGCACCTTTTAGGATTCGTTCTAGGATATCGTTAAAAAACTTACCAAATATAGGAGGAAAATTAGCTTTTTTAAACTCAAGTCCTTTAATATCAAGTGATTCTTTAGCAATACCTTCCTGTTTGGTAATCCACTGAGCATATCTACGAGTTGCTCTAAAATATGCTGAGCGAATAACACATTCTGTTTTCATTTCAAGCCTGTGTTCTTGAACATTAAAACAATCACGTGCTAATTCATCATAATACCCAGTAATAATATCTTGGTATTTAAGTGCTACTTTTTCTAATACATCATCTTTTTCCTCATCACTCATTTCCTCAAAATTAGGATACAAGTGTTTAAGTAGAGGTTCAGCATTAAAGTAGTTAGAGTCTGTGTCTACGTAGGCACAAAAATTGTAGTCGCCTTCGTCACAAATCCACCAAGGTGTATCTTCTAAGTGTTTCATAACTCTATTTCATTACGCATTACACGATTCATATGTCTGTTAGCACACAATGCTGATTCTTGAATAATTCGTTGTCCACTCAAAGTGATTGATTCACTAAGGATTACACTACCGTATCTAAAGCTACCAAGAGCAGTAGCACCATACAAACTATTTAACAAAATTTTCATTGTGTGTTGGCGTTGGTGCCAAAATGCTCCTTTTTCTTTATCGCCTGCTTTATATGCTTTCTTCATATAACCCTTATACTCAACTCGTTCATCAAACCACTTAGAAAGTATTGTTGATAGTACTGATTGTTTATCAGTGCGATATATTACTCCATTTGCTGAGATAGCAAAATGGTTTTGTTCAATATGTTGAATTAAATCCTTTACTTTGATATAAGTTTGTTTGCGTAGTGGGTTTTCAATTA